CGCATTGACTCACGCATAGATATATATGCCTTAAAGTTAGGATCGTTTTTAAGAACAGCCAAAGCGCGTATCGCTTCATCGGGGTCAATTTCATGGTTAGTTTTTCTTTTCCTTGTCATTTAAAATTTTCGTACAAAAAGGACAGGATCAAGATTAGGATATCAGTAATCGCTTCGCGCTCGACGAAGAACATAACCAACAAAATAACCCAGTACCATTCTCTTTGCAGTTGTTGCACATGCTTATCTCTTTTTGCCTTTGTGCAAACCGTGCTTGGCATACTGCTTACCTTTTTTGGTAGCAGCTCTTTTCTTTCTGTTTGCCGCGGCAAGTTTTGCCCTTCCAGATTTTGTACTTTTGAGCTTCTTAATAGTCGCAGATGGAGCGTAAACTTCTCCAGTCTTGGAAGACTTCTTACCAGACGCGGTTCTCCACTTCTGTCCGGTCCATCGCTTGAGCGACTTCTGTGACTTCTTTAAAGCCATTAGTTGCGATATCCTCCGCCCTTCGATTTGTATTCCTTGGCAAGCATCTGAGCTTTACGTGCTGACCATTGTCCTGCCCTTCCACCTTTTGAACCTGCTTTAATTTTACTAAATAAACGCTTACGCATCGTAGGCTTGGTGTAGTTGCCTGCTTCATTCACGCGGGACTTAGCTTTCTTCTTCCTCACCATTTCTTACAAGACCAGTAGCCTGCGCTTAGTTTAGACTTTTTTTCATCGCATTTATGTCTTGCTCGGAAGGACTTACGTCGTGCAGGTTCAGACTTTCTAATTCGCATATTAGGGTCTCCAAATCTGACAAGGCGGACTTTATCTCCTTCCTTAGCAAGTACAGCAAACTTCTTTGACTTTCCAGGGGTTCGCTTTGGAGAATTATACTTAGAAAATTTTTCTCCACGATAGGTGATCATTTTTTCTTACGCTTGACCATCTTCTTTCCGGTCTTCTTTGCGTAGGATTTAGCCTTCGCCATTCCTTTTTTTCCGTATCCAAATTTCTTTTTTCCTACCATTGGCATAATATTATCCTCCTGCTGTTTGTCCGAATTGTGTGGGTGCGGTTCCAAGTCTCCCAATTTGAGCGTTCTGCTTTTGCTGAATCTGCATTTGTCGCTGTTGCATATATGTCTGTATACGCTCCTGTAATGCTTGATCCTGTTGTGCTTTCTGCTGAATATCAGGTTGTTGTAACCATTGAGTAAATACTTGGAGCTTCATCTCATGGGCATCCTGCTCGCGAACATTGGGCGGTACACCCGCCACTAGTTCGGCAATCAATTGGCGCTCCTCTTCCATCGCTTTCTGGGATGCGGTTTCTTTGGGCAGTAAAACTTTTTCGGATGCTCCAGGTAACACTTGTCCAATTGCTAGTTGCAATAATTTCTCGGTGTCTAGCGTACCATTCTTATCCAACATACCACCCAACTCGCCTACCGTCTTGACCCGTTCCAACATTTGTTCGGGATCTTGAGTGGCGGCATCAAACTGCATATAAAAATCAAACCTTTCTCCTGCCCTACCCTTGGCAAATTTTTGCATGTCACGCATTCCGGTAACTCGGAAATATTCTTCATCGGGTCCATACTGCTGATAGAGCGTCCAGACTTGATCAATGACATGTTTGAGGTGCTGAAATACTTTGTCGATGTTTCGCTGTTGCTTCATTTGACCCTCAACCGGATCAACTCCAGGTGCATTGCGTCCAATGTAGCGATCCAACTGCTCCTTGGTGTAGCGTCTGACTTCCATCGAACCACCATCATATCTAGGAGTGTCTGCAAATCTGTACTCACCTGGTGTACGATACGGAACCCTTACACCCGGCCCCCATCGGGTTGGAGCGCGACCAAGTGGCACCATTAAAGGTGGCATCGTAGCCAAGGACTGACGATCAATACTTGCGTCTTCTTCGATCTTTAAAACATTCTGTGGACCTTCTCCGATCTCGGCAACCGAGCGACTATGATACAAGCGCTTACTGGTCTTCTCAAAGGTGCTGACTACGAACGGATATTTGCCATGACTATAATCTAAGAGTTGATGCTTGGCATACAATTCTGGAACACGATCATGTAAAATTGTACAATAAATACCAGGTACATCATCTTCATCGAGCAATCGCTGATAGCAGTAAACAATACGAATGGTATCGTCATCATCACGAATGACTTCTTCTTGCAAGCGAAGGTTATTAATGGGTGTGTCCGATTCTCCGCGCTGTGATAATTCAATCGCAGAATCCACAAACTCCTCATCCCATCCTTCGGTGTTTATCTTGGAGCGTAATTGCTCTGGGGTCATGTTTATCACATGAAATACATAGGGTGCTTCCTGTGGATCAATGCAATAAGATGGCCAGAATACATCCTCATCGGGTGCCAATGCTTTTACTCTGGGTTGATTAATTACGCGACGAGTTACTGGTATGGTAGTTTCCCCATCCTTACGCATTTCACGCAACATACCCTTTGCTTTCGCTTTGGATACTTTAAATTGATTCTTTAATGCGGTGGATAATTCCTCATCCATACTTCCGTCCTGTATAACCTGTGCCATCTGGGGCATGGCTTGTGCAATCTCATCAAGCTTGATCGACTGCTGTTGCTTGAGATCCTGAGACTCCCAATAAACATAATGCACCATCATGCCCTTTTCATAGAAGTGATTTAAACCAAGCTCAACTTGGTCATAAAATTCATCCATCCTGCTGTTTACGAGCCACCTAATAAACGAACTTATCACGTTCGCCCTTTCTATATCGTCGGATTCCACCGGAGTGGCAACGATATGGGCGCGGCGTACAGCATTAAGTGACATTGAAACCATGCAGTTGATAGTTTCATCTACGAGTCTTACCTCTTGGTCACTTGCCCCATCGAAGGGAAATACCTCTCCAGTCGCAGATAAGTCGGTGTGCTTCTTGAAGTCATCACTCTTACCAGACCAGAGACAATTACGGGTATCGTAATCTCTCTGTCTGCGATCAATCCACTCACCTAACTCGCTTTGAGTGCGGCGGTAAGTCTCCTGCAAGTATCCGATATCGGGTTCCTTGGAGACAAACAATAGTTCGGGATCAGCGGCGCTTTGCATATGCGTAGCCAAATGTATACTTTTGTAGTTGACAAGTCAAGAACTCATCGCATGGATGAGGATTCATAATGTGATATTAAAGGTTAGCCTCCCGTAAGTAATAACCAAAAGCTTGCGGGAGGTTTTTTAATATCCACCGCCACCAGTAGCCACCATTGAGCCAGGTGCGATATGATCCGCACCACTTACCATGAGATAACGAATGCAATCTGGGTGATCCTTAAAGTGTTCAGCGCGGGACTGACCGGAGTATTCAAGCATCGAGGTGATTGTGTTCTCGCATTGATCCGAGATATACAGCTTTGGCTTATTCTCGTCTGTCATTTCCTCGGTATCGTTCCATGCTAACGCATCATTGATCTTCGCAATCCCACTCTCAATCTCCACGCCAGGTGCCGGACGCATCACAAAGCCCAAGTTTGCCATCGTGGTAATAATATTACTCTCACCTTCTTTTTCCCGCACCGTGGCCGCACCCATTCGCGGGTCAACAATGCGCTCAAATATTTCCTCATCATTCTCCAAATCCTTGAAGTGTTCTAAATATTGATTATATCCCCAACCGAGTGGCCTCTGGGCAGGGCCAGGTTTACCCACACTCTTTCCTACCCCATTAACATGTGGCAATGCCCATTGGCCCATCGTTGAGTCTGGGAACTCGCGGTATATGTAAATGCTTCCATCCCGCATGACTCCCGCCCAGATACAAACCCAAGGCTTTGAACCACCTGGATCAGCAACAAAGTAGCGGGTGACTGGTACTCCATCATTCTGAATAAATGGAATCTTTTCATGGGGTATGACATTGATCTCTCTGTTGAATTTTGGAAAACGCCCCTCGACTGCTTTGGAAGGTATTCCATATAATCGGGCAAGTTTTACCTCCAATGGTTGCTTTGAATAGGTGCGGATTAATTCGTTTGCATTTACAAACGGACTCATCTCAGACCA